GTTTGTAGTCCTTGTGAACGGATTTGTGCCAGACATGCCCAGACCAGTATTGGTTGACGGCTTTGGCTACTGCTAGTTCACCAACGCATGCGGCGACCTGTGCGGTGCGGTCGTCTTCCATTCGTTTCTTGTCGTAGTGGGGGGCGTCTCGTTTGCCCCAGTTTTCTATGAACCGTCTGGCACCGACGTGGGATGCCCATTCGTATTCCCATGCTTCAAGTTCAATCAGGATCAAGGGAGTCTACTTTCACGGCGAGTATGCGGACGACTTGCCCGTCGTCGGCCCACGCTACACCATTGAGCGCATCCAATGTGAGTTTCACGTAGTTGTCCAAGTCTCCTCTGAGGGTGCGTGCATCGTGGGGGGATTCTTGAACGGTGAGTAATGTTTCGGTCGGGGTGTATGCGAGGTGTACTTCGACTGGTCCTTCGAACAGGGTTCCCTTGGCGTGCTGCCATGCGGCAGCGATTTCTTTCTCCTCGTCAAGCGTCCCTTTCGGTGTGAAGACCTGCCCCTTCTTGTTGTGGCGTGGTCGGGCTTTCACTTTGGGGCGGCGATTGATTCTCACGGAGAAACTTTTCACTATCGGACCATGCTTTCTTGTGGGCTGCGCTTAATAGGTTGTCTAGGAGGGCGCCACCGTCGGGCCGTTTAGCATATTTGCCGCCCCAGTCGGTGTCGGCTTCTCTGAGTTCTTTAGCAATGTCACCGTCTCCGTATCCTTGACGGATCATGTGGCAGGCGAGGCTGAATAGTGTGCCTGAGCGGTCGCCGTGCGGTTTGTCTGATGTGATTCGGGGTCCGTTGCGGCGGACTGCTTCCGCCACACCGGTCAGTCTGCTACCTGTGTAACTGTAGGAGGCGCGTCGTACGGGTGCCGGTTCGTTCCTTTTGTACAGCACTACTGCTGCTTCCCATTGTTGATCGGTGATCCGTGTCTGTAATGCTTCTGCAACAAACGTGTCTGCGAGGGGGATCTGCGAGTAGATGGCTTTCGGGTTGAGCATTTCGTGCTGTCCGGGTTCACGCAACGCCGGGTATGGGAGCCGCATCCCGTTGCCTATCTTCTTGCCGACGAGCGAGATCTGTTTCGGGTTGACTTCTTTGGTGGGTGCGCCCACTACGTTGCATACACCGATCAGGCCGTCTCGTACTATTCGTGCGGGGAGCGGTTCGGTGAAGAACACCCACAGGTGGAAGCCTTTGGATCGGGAGCGTTCCACCCATCCTTTGATCCCTATTTGTGCTAACGCTTCGTGAACGTTTTTGGCGTGGATGAATGACGCTTCGCGTCCTTCGTCCCAGTCAACGCACCCCCACCACACTGTGAAGCCCTCTAAGGCCCCTTCAGGGCCGTGTGACTCCATCAGGGGGTAAACCCCGATCCCTTCCCCCTCTTTGGACAGGTGGCCCTCTACGGCCCTCAGATAGGCTTCTCCGGTGGCCGGGTAGAAAGACCCGTCAGGGTTTTCCATCGGGTAGAAGCCGCCCCCCGCCAAGGACTGCGCCATGCTGCCCCCTTGGAAGAGGGAAGCGAAGCCACTCACTGTATCTGATGTCGGGTTTCTGTCCATAATGTTGTCAGCGTGTCGTGTCCGGTATCAACTCTTCATGGTAGGGGTGAACGTGCCCGCACACCGGATCCATGTAGTAGGTTTGATCCAACAGTTTCGCTGTCCGCTTGTTCTTACACAGGTTCATGTTGACACTGTTCGCATGGTACTGTGTTTCCCAGTGGGACAGGTCGCTACGATCCTTCTTCCTGTACACCTCAAGAACAAAGATTGCTTCCTGCTCACCACCGTACCGTCCACCGTACAAGCCTGCTGCCTGCCCGGGAGGTGAACTGCCCCTACCTGACTGATGTACCAAACCTAGGGGGACACGTTGTTCTTTCGCCCACCGTTTCACAGCCTGTGCTTTACCGGTGACTCCGGCAGCGTCGGCGTCACCTCCGGGTAGCAGTTCAAGGTAGTCGATCATGCAAAAGTTCGGGTCGCACCCCCACCATGCGCGTGCCTCGTCAAGCACACGGGCCATCTCGTCAAGGTGGATTGCTTCATCAACTATCGCTACACGGGACAGTTCCTGTGTCGCTGCCCGTTCCAGATCCGACAAGGTGTCCTTGTCTCCTGCCTTGATGGCGTCTTCCACATCCTCCGAAGAGCGCCCCTTCAACAGGCAAAACATTTTCATCAACACCAGTTCGCGTGGTTCATCCAGCGAGAAGATGACTGCATGCGTGTCGTGATGGTTGACTAGGTTCCAGACGATACTGTTCAACAGGATTTGCGACTTGCCGGTGTGGGATCTGCCCAGAATCATCATCACTTCGCCACGGCCTACGCCACGGGTGGCGAGATCAAACTCTGGGAAGCCCAAATACCAGCGTTCGGTGGGGTTCCGGATGAACCCCACCAAACTGTCAACAACTGTGCTGGTGAGCGGAAACCGTTTAGGTCCTTTAGGTGCGTCGGTCACTTCTGAACGGGTGTCGCCTTCACCCGACCGGGTTATCGCATCCGCCAAACGTAAAGCCACTTCCCCTTCGGAAAGCAAGGTTGCCATCAGATTATCCTAGGATACTTCTACTTGGCTGCCGCCTTCTGACTGATCTGATTACCGATCTCCGTCAACGCATCACCGGTCTTGCCAGTCTTGGGGCACACGAAGAAGTTCGGGAAGTTGGCGTTACCGTCCTTGCGTGTCAACCACAGTCCCTTACCGTCCCCGGATCGACGGTACGCCGGTCGCTTCGGGTTCTCGCTGCCATCCAACTGTTCCGGCCAGTTCGTGAACCATCCGCTGCTGTTGTTCATCACGTCTCGCCACAGATCGTCCTGTGCACCACCGCTGGATGCAGCGGCCGGTCGTGGCGGGGCGGCAGCCACGGCAGCACGCGGTGTGTCCCCGGAAACGCTTTTCTGCACCCGTCGAACCGCCACCTCCGTGATCTCGTAGCCGATACCCAACGACTCGTAGTTGGCGGTAGCGAGCCTGTCACTCCACGCCGACTGCTCACCCATGACTTCTTCCGCCGAAGCACCCGCGTCCATGGAAAACTCCACCGACGATGATGCTTCTTCCGATTCGTAAGGTGCGACCTGCATCACACTGCGGCGTGTCACCGTAACCCTGATATCATTGCTAGTTGCCATGGTGTTTCTCCTTATAGTTGATTCCATGGATCTGGTCCCGCAAACCTACCCCTACAGGTAGACCATGCCCCGCACCATTTGGGGGAGCAATGCCAGCCCGTCATATTCAACGGCCATACAGGCAGGTCAGCGGATATTAGGGTACCAGCAGAGCGGGCTAGCGCAACCAGACTCGCCCACTCCGCCGGTCCATACTCTACAAGCGTCCTGTGAACATCACCCTTCACAAGATGCACGAACTCAAACCCCGGAGGGTCAGTAGCCATACCGTCCTTGACCGCAGCCCATGTGTACGCTGCGGCCTGCACCGACCACCGTTTCTTCTCCCATTCGGACGAGGGCTTACGCCCCGGATTCTTCCAGTCGATGATTGGTAGCCCGTCTTCCTGCACACAGTCCACGGTGCCCTGCAACCAGATTTCTGGTTTCTGATCGACCACGAGTGGCAGTTCAAACTTCCACTCCACCGCTTTGGGTCGTACATCGGGGCGTACTTCATTCCACCAAGCGACCGTGTTCTTTCCCACGATTTCTTCAGCGTTGTTGGTTGAATGATTCCAGCGGACGATCTCCGGCACCTTCCGTGCCCATTCGTCCATGGATGCTTCCACCGTTTCTTCCACCGACAGCGGTCCCTGTGTCCGGATTGTTTCAGACAGGCACTGTTCGATCCCGTAGTGGACGGCGGTACCGATGGCGGTGCTCGTTGACTCTGACGGTTCGGAGAGGCCCAGCATGTCCTGTCGTGCACGCTCAGGGCACATGGCGAGTGTGCCCAGCCATGACTGGCGGAGGATGATCGGGTCGCTGTTCACTTCAGTCATCGTAGCAGGTCCGTTCCGTCCGGTGGTGGATGCCCCATATGCCATATGCATAGACCAGCCCTACGGGGCTGGTCATATGCCCTGAGTCCGTACACGAGGTCACTCATCGGGTTCGTCGTCGGAAACGACGGTCAAATGGGGGCTGTCGTCTTCTCCGGGGGGAGTCTGGGGATATGCCAGAAGGTCACCCAAAGAATCCATCAGCCGGTCCCATGCGTGGCCCTGATCGTGGGCGAAATCGCCAACAATTTGCAGCAAACTTGACTGCAAATCGAGACTGTATTGGACGCCTTCACGCAAGAATTGGAGGTATTCTCCGACGCTTTTAATATCTTTTTCTTCAGTTTCGTCTGACATTTTATTCCTTTAAGGGAGTGTGGGAGCCGGGGTTAAAGGAGGGGAAACCCCGACCCCCACGATCTTGTTATGCTAGGATAACTCTGATTCCATTTCCTGTATATCCCCTAGTATCATCTGTCTACGCATCCGGGCAGCATTCAACGCTATAACCTCTGATCGTAGCATCTCGGACCACTCTATCTGCTGTGACACTTGGTCATGCCATTCGTTGTACGTTCCCCAACGCACTTCGACAATAGGGTACAGGGTGTGCTCATTGTTATCGTCGTCGCGTACGACTACCACTCGTTGCGGGCACGGATGGCCTGAATTGCGAGGCCATTCTCTGTGGAACGGGTGACGATTGGCACACCGATCTTCTTCGCTCGCGTAAACGCCATCGAACGAATACTGTTCAGATGGACAGTGAAGTCTTCACCGTCGATCAGTTCATGCACCCGGCCATCCAGCCACAGATCCCAGTCATAGTTGCTGGCCCTGTCCCGTCCCGGTAGTGTTTCCAAAATGTTACTCATCGCAGGTAACCTCTTCCTTGTTGGTTGTCTCTGTATTCACCCCGCTGGGACATTGCATGTCCCGGCCGGGTCCTTGCCCATCAGGCAAAGATCTCTGATTCGTTCCTGATTGTATCATATCACGTTTCTTGCGTTCAGCCCATTCGGCACGCAGCCGGGCCTCTTCCGCATCACGGCAGGCAAGCAGTTGCTTCCGGGTCAGCGTCGTTTCCTCCCCGGTGGGTCTGATCATCATCGTCACTCCTCTTCCCATTCAATCCACACCCGCGCCCCGCAGGACAGGGGCTTGTCTGATTGTATCACCTTCGCTCCCTGCGGGATCACGAACTCTCTGTGGTACTCCGACCCCTTGTAGGTGCGGTGTATCACAGCATCCAGTCCTTGACGCAGGCGCTGCTGATGGACGTGGACTCGGTGTATCATTCCTCTGTCACTTCGTTCTGGAATGTGCGATCCCAGCATGCCGGACACAGGTAGTAGCCGCCACGGTATCCCATGATCGCTTCGCGTTGGCTCTGATCGTAGTCGGGAAACAAAGCCTGTACAAGCCCCTCCCGTTGAAGGTACTTTTCCAGTTGCATCTCGTCTACTTCCGTCCGCGTGATTCGCGGACATTCCCTGCATCGTGTCTGAATTTCAGTCACCGGGTGCCACCGCAATCTCAGCCCCGGACTCCCGGGCACGCTTACGCAACTCGGCCATTTCTTTCTGCCATTCCTCCAATGTCTGACCCTCCCGGGATTCCACTAGAACTATCTGAGCGGCCTCCAACGAAGCATTCAGTTCACTCAAAATCCCCTTCATGGCCCTCCGCATCTCAAGTATCACAATAGCCCGCACGTTTGATTCCGTCACCGCTCCCTTGGCAGCAGCCACCCACGCCTCTGACGATGCATCTTGAGGTGACATGCTCAACAAGTATTCTCTCGCAGCCACAGCCCACACACTGTCGTCGTATAGCGGATTATCCAACCGGGTGATTGCCTTCCACACTGCTTCATTCAAATCCTCAAACTGCTCACCAATACAGTCATCCACCTGACACGACACGGCATCCCACGCCTCATCACCAATCTGGTTACTTACCCGCTCTTCAATAACGTCTTCAATGTTCTCCAAAATGTCAGCGTAATCCAAGTCAACTTCAACCTGCTCAAATGTGACGCTGGC